CTCACCAGGTAACACATAATCAAATATCTTTCCGTTCTTACGCACAACCATCACTGTATCACTGCTGATATATCCTTTTTCAATCGCTTCTTTAAACTCATCTATATATAACATATTTTATCCTCCACTTATCTATTCGATAAAAAATCCTAAAAATAGACAATTTTAAATTTTTCTGTTCTGATAGACAAAAAAATAACCGCTCATTTAATGAGCGGTTAATATTTATTTCAGTTTTTCTTTGACAGCATCTACTGCCTCTTCAACAGCATCTTTAGCATCATCTGCTAGTTCTTTACCTTTAGCAATTGTTTTTTCGACAAAACCTTTTGCTTCTAACTCTTTATCACCGGTTAGCTTCCCTGCACCTTCTTTAAGACTGCCTGACGCTTGTTCAACTTTTGCTTTTAGTTTTTCTTGTGACATAATGTGGCTCCTTATTATTTTTATTCTATGGTAACATTTTGATTATTTCTAGGCAAATAAAAAGCAAGAACCGCTAGTGTCAGGCGATTCTTGCTAGTGTGATTATCTCATGATTATGCGAGGGTGTCAATAAGGGGAAGAGAAATCCAAGCGTCAGCCTCTAAAGTTTTTCTTCTTTTTGATTTCCTTTATAGTGTTCATTGATGCAAAGCCATAATATTTTGCTGTATCCTCGTCCTTAATAAGTTTATGCAAAGAATCAATGATATCTCGAAAATGGTATTTAGGATTTATTTTACCCATCATTTCCAAGACAATTAAGAAAGGTAGAGCAATCCTGTTTGAAAAAACACCTTCTTTATACTCAAACAAAAAATCTTTCCACTCTTCTTTTAACTTAGAGACAGTTATAAATTTAAAATCTATGATATTTGAATTGTGGGCGCAAATATTACGGGCTAGATTAATACATTTTAACCAAGAAATTAATTCAGGATTACTACATGAAAAAGTGCTTGAAATTTGAGTTAAATTAGTTGTTGACATCAATTCTAGCAAATTAACCATCTGCCCAAATGTTAACATATTTACCGCTAGCCAAATAGGAGGATATTTTTGTCTGTCTAGTTTTAATTTTTCATCCAATTCAGAGGATGATGCTTTTCTTAGCTCTCTTTTTAACTGTTTTTTAAAGTTATTTTCACTATAGGAAAGGTAGTGTTTGCAATACTCTTCTTTGTTACACCACTTAGAAAAATCTAGATAGCCATAGCTTCCTAAGCCGTTTTTCCCCAGAACATAGGCGATTTTTGTTTTTATTGCTACTTCAATATCTTCAATCGCATGGAGTAAATTTAATCTCAAATTCTTATCCTGATAATATCTAGATATAACTATCTCAAATTTCGTACCCTGATAATCTATTTTTTTCTTTTGTCCATCTTTTTGAATTTTTGCAAAAGGCTTTGCAAATTCTTTTATTTTGTAGTAAGAAATCACAGATAAACTATACTCTGCTTTACTTTTAGCTTTTCTTCCACTAAAGACAATACCTCTAGATTCCAAAAGTTCAACTTGTTCTCTGTAACTTTTGTGTTGAAAATTTTCCGCCATGAAACACCCTCAATTTTTTAGCAAAAAACCCCCCCATCAGAACATGTCTGCGCGTATGCGAGGGAGGCCATTGATATTTATATATACATTATATATTTTTATATAGCTTATTGTCAATGATTTTCCCTTTATATAATTAAACTTTTTAATAAAATATATTTTTCATCCAGTAAAAGGCACCTAAATACCTCCTGAAAAATCTGTTCAAAATAATAAACAGCCCCCGCAAAGCGAGGGCATTTGTCTTATCTAAAGGAGCTTTACCTCCTATTTTATACTTGTGTGGCATTAGCTAAATACTTATCTTCTACCCACTGATTAGATTGAGAAGCGTTAATACGTGACCATCCATTTACTTTTTCGTAAACTCTCACACGAGTACCCGCTTTGATAAACTCTTTATCGGTGCTACTTGCGTTTGGTTTAGATTCTACGTAATAATCTGTGCTTAGAGTCGCTTCGTAGTAAGGTACATTCGAGTTGTCTAATTTAGTGTTAGTATCTAGCTTTTGATTAAAAGTAAGCTGGCTTTGTGGTTCTTGTGGTTTGTCAATCTTAGGTATATCCACTTTGCTACTATCATCTGCTAATAATACAATATTTTTATCTAAACCACCTGCTACTCCTACACTTGTAAACTGCCACCAGCGCACACCATCCATTGAAGGGAAGAACTCCCAAAGTGGCTCTGTTCGTACTTCGTAGTCTGGATAACCAGCTATCCAGATGCTGTTTGGGTACTTAGCAATAATTTGCTGATAATCAATATTATTAAGCGTAAATGGTTTATAGCTGTAATAAATAGGCTTATATCCAGCGTTTGCAATTTTATCCATAAACGCAATAACTGCATTAGTGTTAGCTTGTTTGTCAGCACTTGCAGAGTCTTCGTAGTCAATGACTAAGTAAGAGACTTTTTTGCTTGGTAAATTGGACAGAAATAAATCTGCTTCTCGTTGCGCTAAGCTGCTATCTCCTCCAAATCGTCCAAAGTGATAATAACCAATCGGGTCACTAGTATTAGCTTGTTGTTGATGTCTGTCAGACAGCCAAGCAATTGACTCGGATACCTTGATAATCGTTTTTGTAGTGCCCGCCTGCTGACAAGTCGTTGTTAAATCTGCTTGTTGATAAGCTGATACATCGATAAAGTAATCACCTTTATTTAAACCAGTATTACCGGTTACAGTAACAGCGTTTTTAAAGCTTTTTGGTCTAAATGCAGTTGGATACGTTGCGGAGTATGGAATTTTTACAAGGTTGTATGCGCCATTAGCACCGCCTTGATTTTGCCCCAAAAACCAGCCATATCCACCACCAGCATCACTATCAAAGATAGCAACATGACTGTACGGTGTAACACCTGCAACTACCATAAAAATAGCGACATCTCCCGCTTGCATAGTCTCTACTTCGTCAAAGTAGTTTAAGATACCATTTTCGTGGCGCTGTTCCCAGATGTCTCTTGCGTATCCTGTATTTGTGCAGTTTGAGTACGGTACACCTAAAAATCCACAGTAATCTGCATAACCGTCCCAGCATTGTGCATCGAACGAACCATCAATATCATAAGCGTTACCATTTGACCTGCTTTTATATTCTTGATAAGTTGCCATTTACTCCTCCTTTCCAAAAAGTAAATAAATCGGATAACTAAAAAAAGCAACCACTGCAAGCGGTATGTACAGTATTGCTATTGCTAGTACCATTGCTATTTTAGTGATTGCACGCATGTCCCCTCCTATTTTTTTGGCTCGTGGTAAGTCAATGCTTGCTCACTGTCTGAAAGACCTTCGGTTGTTGGGTCTGTAACAACTCCAAGTAATACCAAAAGCGTTACTGCTGTGTTTGCAATATCCGCAATATTTGACGGTAATTTAATACCTAATTGTTGCGCTAGCAAAAATATAGCTCCTAAAATAGCCATCAAAGTTACTTTGTTTTGTAGTCGTAATTTTAAATTAATCATATTTATTTCTCCTATTAAATAATGTTTTTATTTGTTCCTTGTTGACAATGATGTCGTCTTCTGTTTTTCCGAGTCGTTGCTCGTGGATATCCAAGATTTTATGTATCTTTTCCCTGTCACGCTGTGAGTCTTTTAGTTCGTAAGCCAGTTCTTTTATTGTGTCTTTAAGGGCGCTCATTGTATCTTCGTTTTTTTGCATCGCTGTTTTAAACGGATTAACAACAAACGCCCACAATCCAACTACCGATAAAATCGCCCCGCTTGCTGCGCCAATTTGTAGTATGTCAATGTTCATTCATTGCCTCATTTTCCTTCTGTACCAACCGTAGAAACTTCAATTAGTTTACGTACTCGCTCACGACAAAATGCTGGAACGTCATCAATAGTAATCCACCCTAGTTCAATCTGCATTGCAAAGTAATTAATCATCATTGTTTTTTCTCCTTTTTTGTTTTTAAATATGTGTACTGCTATTTTCGCTAGCGTTGTTAAGCGTTGTATCATTCAATTTCCCTCCGTCAGCCATTGTCTTAATCAAATCGTTAACAGTTGCTGACATCAGTTTAATCATATTTTCCGCTTTATCTGATTGCGCCTTTGACTTAGCAATTGCGTCATTAATTTTTTCAAATTGTTCTGCTTCTGCTTTGTCTTTGTAAAGTTGCTCAAAGATAAGCTTTTCACACGTTTTTAAAGTTTCAGCAAATTTTTTATCATTTTCTTCTGCTGGTAGCGTCACTTCAAAATTTGCTTTAATCGTGCTAGACGTAAATGCTAAAATCGCTTTAGTCTCTTTTACACTTTTATCTTCCAGTAAAACTGGGTATCTATTCAAAAATTCAAGCATAATTCCTCCTTTTAAATTATCCAATTAATTTGTCCTTTAACATTAACCGCCCATTTTGATGGGTTGAACCATAAAATACGACCATCTGCACTAACTTGTACATTTAATACATTTAATTGCACAGTCCACGCAGTAACCGCAAACATCATTTCGTTTGGAATTAAATTCGTTGGCATGGAACCGACCGTAAACTGGTTTATTCCATTTGTTGCAAAGTCATATTTAATAGTGACCATGCTACCAATTTTCCTGTAATTAAAACCGTTGCCGATGTATTGCCAACCAGTATCTTCTACCGCTGGTGCGGATTGCGGTAAGCTATCTTTTTTAGCGTACTCACTCCAACCACTCCATGCCCCGTTTTCTAGCACTCGTGTAAAAATGGTTTTGTTCGTGCGGTCATAAAAATGCTGGTAAGCGTAATTGGCTGTCTCGTGTCTTACAACTGTTAGATAGCCCGGTCCAGCACCACTTGGTCTGTTATCGCCTTTAAAAACACAATAAAAACCTGTGTCTTGCAAGCTGTTTAAGTCTGTTGTATCATGCCTAAATGCCCCACCATTATTTAAAGCAAGTTGTTTTTGTTGGATTTGCTTGCCATCAGAATAGATATTGCCTGCGACATTTAAAGAACCTGTATCATCAATTTTTGGTAATGTTCCAATTCCGACGCTGTTTTTATGCCATGACAGCGGGAAAGACTCTGTTGATACCGTTTGTTTAACAGGTGTACCGCCTCCACTTGCGCTAAAAACATCACTAAGCAAACCGTAGACGTCAAATGATTTGTCAGCTCCATACGAGCCACTAAGCGTAGCTGTTGAGTTAATTAACTCTGCGACTGTAGTATATGTGCCGCTTGCGTTTGACGTGTCTATTGTAAAACTCGTCGTATTGAGTGGCGCTGTTTTAAAAGTCAGCGTCATTTTATTTTTTTGTACACCATCGACAATAAGCGGGGATATTTTAGCGTTACGAGTAACTACCAACTGGTCATTTTTAGCCCCTGCACGTGTGACAGTAAAACTAAAAGCTGGTGGGGAATATGGTATAACATTGATTTCTGTTGTCACAGGGTCTGACACCCTCCCACGACTATCCGTAACAGTTGCTTTAACAGTAGCTTTACCACTAAAGTTTAAAATACCAAGCGAGCCACCATTTTGCTGCGTGGATTGGTTTTTACCTATAATTTCAGCGTTAAAATTTTGGATTGTAGAGCCATAAGCACCACTAGCCCCATTAAATGTAACGACTGGATTAGAAATTATCTGGACAAAATTATTAGCACCTACAATTGTAGATGCTTTTTGATTTGTGTCTGATAAAGCGAGACTTGAGATTTTTGGCTTGGCATTATCAGGTACAGTTAGATAAAAAATACCTGTTGATGTCCCAATGACTGACCCGTTTGACTTAGTATCGACATAAATTGTAGCTGGTGTACTAGTTGCATTTGGAATCGTACTAGCCCAATCTAAGCTTGTCTTAAAAGTCGTTGACCCTGATATATCACTAGCCACAGTACCAGTTTTCCCGTTGACGTTATATCTGACATCGTATGTAAAGCTGTCATTTGTTTTATTGATGTTGACATTTAGCGTATCCCCAAAATAACCACTACTTACCGCAACTGTGCTTGTTCGTGGGATTTTAGTCAGCGTAAATTTTTGGTCTGGTATATTTAGCGTGCTGGGTGCGTATCCTCCGGGACCTGATAATTTAGCTGCAACTACCACAGTCTTGCTTCCGTCAGCATCATGGGGTATTTTGATAGTTCGATCAATTAATAGATAATTACTGTTAAACCCAAGCGCTGATGGTGCATTAAAGTCATATCTAGCGCCAACCCAAGCATATCCGCTAAAGTTGTATTGTGCGTAACTGTTAGTTCCTGACGTTAAATAAAGTCTAAATCTGACTTGACTGCTATTATCTGCAATTGATGTTGATACTTCATCAACGATATAAGTTAAGCGGTAACTCCTATCGGAGTTACTATAATAAGTTGTCATTTAACCCCCTTTCTATCCAACGTAACGGACAACGTTTATATCTGGATTTAGCTCGTATTGCTCTATACGATAGCGACCTATTTGTAGTTTAGTTGTAAAGATACCACTATCAATAACTAACACACTTTGAGCAATATAAGCGACTTCTTTACCACTTGAGTAAAAGCTTATACGGTCGTTATCAACACGAACGCTAGAAGTACCGTCTTTTTGACCAATGACAAGCCCATCTTCCGATTGACTCATAAATTTATTGACAAAATCGGTGCGAACCTGCATTTCACCAATCGTTTGCTGTAATGCTATCATGCGATTAGAAGAGTCTATCAGTTTTTGTTCTGATAGCTTTTGTCCTTCTTCTCGTGCCTTAATTTCATCTTGCAGTGCTTTAACCCAGTCGTTGACTGTGTCTAACGTTGCTTTAGATTGCAGTTCAGCTTCCGCAATGCGAGCACGTTCTGCGAGTGCATTTAGTTGCTCAACTGTAAATGCTCCGTCTGCTTTTGCGTCTAAGTTACTAGCTTTGTCAGCTTCCGACTCTTGCCAATCGCCTGTCTTGTTACCTCTGACAAGCATAAAGCCACCAGTACTAAAACTACCTTGTTCCGATGACACCATCGCAAACCGTGGTCTAATCTTACCTGTCTTAGTTGGTGTAAAGGTGATTTCAAAACGTCTGACATTCGAGTCAACATTTTTTATAATTGTTTCTCGTGGAGTGTCACTAGTAATAAAACCATCTGCTATATCATAGAGATAAAAATATAAATTCCCAGCTACCTCACGTTTAACATAAGCGCTAAAAGTGTATGTCACACCTTGCTCAACTATAATGTCTTTTGCGTGTGATACCTTTTGGCCGCTTATCCATTTTTTAAATGTAAATGGATAATTAGAGATATTTTCATCTTCTAGTGTTGCAGAAGTAAACCAATCAGAACCAACAAATGATTTTGTACCGTCAATCAGATTATTTGTGCCAACAACGACTGTTCCGACCATATCAGTCCAACGGTATTTTGTTGGATCGCTCGAGTCAATAGCGATATAGTCTGTGTATTGCCCTATATAGCGTTTATTAAGGCTATCGGTTACACTAAAATCAGTTTTACCGTCAGAGCTATTTGCATACGCTACATGCCAATAAGGCGTTTTACCATCTGCTCCAGCCGGACCTTGAATACCTCTTGCACCATCTGCGCCTTTTATCAAATTCCACTTGTACTTTTTAGGGTCGTTTGAGTCAATGATATTATCATCAACATACATACCTATGTATGTTTTGCCAGTATTATCAGATACGCTAAAACCAGTAGTTCCGGTTTCGTCAAGGGCGTAAGCAATGTGTGTGTACGTTGCCTTTCCGTCAGCACCAGCCGGACCAGGAATACCCTGTTCTCCTCTCGGACCTTGTAAACCATCTATCCCCGGTGGACCTTGCGGTCCTGGCAACCCGTCTTTTCCGTCTGCACCGTCTTCTGTGTCTGTAAAGGATATTTGCGTACTTGCTACAAGTTCCTCATTTAAATATGCCTCAACTGTTATATTTAAAACGTGGTTAAAGTCGCTTGCTTTAACAATTAGCGATGGTCCGATATCAATTAGCGAGTCACCATTTTTATAAAAATAAACTGCTTCATAGTCTTTCCCGTTCTTTTGCAAGCTAGGAGTTAGGACAGATTCACCAGTGCCATTTTTAAAAGCGACACCATTCGAAGTAGCTAGTTTGATTTCGTATGGAATTGACTCATCGTATAGACGCAACATATCACTGATTAAATCAGAAGCTAACTGACTTTCTTTTTCGACAAAATTGCTGAATTTAGTTTTGTTAGAGCTGGGATTTGTTATGGATATTTCTTGCTCAACTACTCGTGCTGTCAAAATCAGCGGTGGCTCGTATCCGTCGTCCTGTATCCGCACAACATCACCAAGTTCTAAGTCAACATAGCCATCAACTTCATAAGTAATTGCTGGATAAGCGTGTGCTTTTAGATCTTTTAAAGCAGTTGATATCAAGACATCTTGACTATCAGTCTCAACTTCCATGTCTTTTCGTATCCAGTTATCTCGTGTCTCGTTACCTGTTAAAACAGATGGATAACGGTCTCTTGATAAAGGTGCGTACAAAAATCCATTTTTGAGATAGTACTCTACTTTACCGTTTTCGTCTTTCCACTCTTTGTAGATTGAGTTGTCAATGTAGATGATTTGTTCTTCTTCGTATGATTCTGTCTGTGCTTCTTGCACGACTTCCTCGTATGATATTTGTGTTCCACCGCTTACTTGCTGTGTTGTTGCACCGTTAACAGCCATTCCTTGCGCTATTTCACGTGGATAACATACTGTCTGCAATCCTCTAGCAAAAGCGTTAATCTCATACGAGTTTTCCATGACATACATGCGTCCAGCGTAATTCTGCTCTAAGACAGTGACTCTTGTTTTAGACACACTCTTGATAATCCCTGTGTGCCCCCATTGTGTTGTATAAAATGGAGCACCAAAATTTGCTTTAACATTATAGATACCGCCAGCTTGCAAGTTGCCAGCATTAGGCGACCTGTCTAGCTTCCAACCATAAGCACCCCAGTTATAATCAGTGCCGATTAAGGCAGCAGCCATACCGCCTCCGATACGACCTCTAATACCACCAACCGAGCTGTCAATCCAAGCGCCGTCTAACTTCTTAGCGTACCAACCAGACAAAGCATAACACTGTCCTGAGCCGATTCTGCGACCTTTAAGTCTAGTAGCTTCATTTAGTGCTTGCATTGTCTTAGTAGCTCTTCTAGCTACGTTTACGGCTGTTATAGGCTGTACTGGTGTTTGCCACAGCTTATCAATCGTATTGAGGATATTTCCAGTTACTTTATTGATACCATTTCGGATATTAGTCATCAAATTTGTGTAGCTTTGATATCCTGCTGCTGCATAGTCATATTTATCTCCACCAGCTCTAAAAAGCCCTTTTGTATAGTCTGCTATATTCTTTTTGCCGACGACATTATAAATCCCTTGTTTTGCTAAAAGATAAGTGTAGTCTTTTAAAAAGTCGTCTACACTAGCATAGTGCATGTACGTTCCGCCCTCGTTTGCAGGACGAGCCATACCAGTAGTGACTTTTACTCCGCTAGGACGTGTCTGTGCTCCTCCACTCATACCTGCCCAATTGTTGTCACGTTTACCAACTGTCGAATCACCCCAGAAACTCTCTAAATAAAGCTGTGTAATGATGCCACTTGGCAAAATGTTGTATTGTACAGCATAGTTTATAATCGCTTGTACGTTGGCTTTTTTGATTGTGTGACCGTAATATTTAATATCGCCGCCTAAGTAAGTCTTGTTAGAGCCAACTGTCTTAGTGACTTTACGTGTAACAGGATTAGAGACAACACGCTCACCTTTTACAGTCTTTTTACCGTAAGGACGTATTGCGTTATAAATCTGACGCTTATCAAGCTTTTTAGTAATACCAGCGATATTTTTTTGGTATCTAAGCACAGTGTCACTTCTGTCACGACCAACACCGTATGACTTTCCTTCTTCGTATTCTTTATAGACGTTTACTATAAAAGCTTTAAAAGTGTGGTTATTGTGTAGTTGCGTTTCAAACTCAATTTCTGCATCAAAATTATTAGCAATCGATAATAAGCGAGCCAATTTAGTGTCTTGACCAGTCCATTCCAATGTAAGTTTTTTATCTTTGACTTCATTTGTGCCAATTGTCAAAGCACCCCAATTTAAAATATCAAATGCTACAAGATACTCTTCAAACGACATTGCTTTAGTAGCTTTATACGGATTGCAATACTCATTGAGTAACTCTAAATTAAGATTTTCGCAAAGGCAACGTATTGTTGTCTCTGTTTCTTCGACTTGCATGATGTTAAACAATTGTACTTTACCTTTGTGCACAAAAGAGACAAATGCTTGATCGTTTAGTGCGTGATATTTGTGATTAAGTGGATTGTCACCCAACAGCGTTTTTTTATAAACTGAAAACTCAAAGGCTGACGAACCAGTTGTGAGCTGTCTAGTCCACAAGTCATCATAATAATTAAGTGCTCCTTGCTTTTCGTTGTCTAGCAACAAAACAGGGTGCAACTTAGAATCATGTATTACTAGCGTTATTATAACCACCTCTCTTTTATCAATATTTCAGCGTTTGGCGAAGATTGAGAAAACTTAGATACCTGCATTACTAATTCTGTTTTTCCGGGTGGGATAGATATAGGTTGCGAACCTAAAACCATGTCTTGAATAGAATCTAAGTCTTTTGTTTTTACTGTGTCGTTTTCAAAATTAATAACTACTTCATCCCCTGGTTGATATTTATTGACGATATTGTTGTAATGAGACACTCCCATTTTTTCAAAATTGACTTTTTCAAACAGGTTGTAGTTGATATATTTAGAGCTATCACTACATGTCCCCATTGCAAGATGTATCTTGCGAGATTTTTTTCCTTTAAGAGATGGAACAGTTGCATGATGATGCGCACCGTTAAAGTAAATACGAAACTTATCTTCTTCTCTAAAAATCTCAACCGCTCTACTTCTATTCATTGAAAAAGGATTGTGATAATTTCTGTCTGCTTGGAATTTAAACTGCTTATAAAATCTCCAACCAACCCCGTCATCATCAAGAGCAAAAAAATTGTATTCTGTTTCAAAACCATTTTTTCGTTTGTAAGTTTCGATACCGTAGAGGAATTCATCGTTTTCCCCTGTCACACAAAGCTTTAAAAATCCTTTTTGATCCTGCGCGGTAGCAATAAAAATCTGTTTCCACCACAAGTGTTCATTGAGAGTATATTCGCCGTTTGAGTCAGGATTAATAATAAATGTCCGTGTTCCAACATGCTCGCCGTAACCCGGTGTAGTTCCTCTAGCACCAATAGCTACATACTCTCCACCTTTGCCAGAGCCTAAAATATTATCAAGGCGCATGCGCTTTAATTCCGAGTCAAATGTTGGTGGCATATAGTTGAGTTTTGCGACGTTGGGCGCACCTTCTAAAGCTTGTGCAATAGCTTTTGAGTAATCAAAAAGGGATTCGTTGCGATGAACGATAGTCCCATCTTCTTCCTCCGATGATCCAAGTGCAAAAGCGCCCGTTTCATTTGCGATACCGATATAACCGTTTTCAGAGTTATGTTTAATTTTGATTATTGGATAAGCGTTAGTATTACCATCATTTTGCAAATTAAAAATAAGCTTGTTGCCTTCTTGCGTATAGTCCGAAAACTTTTTATAAGTGATAGAGTGTGCAACACCGTCGGGTATGTAAAAAGTGATAACAGCCCTCTGATACCACCTTGCTACTTTTTCTGTCGAAATCTCACCTTGTGCAAGCCCGAGATAGTACTTATCTGGTTCATCTCCGAACGTCATTTTTTTAGGCTTGTCAACATTTAACACACCAGCAAGTTCATGTTTTAATTGCTCGGTTAAAACGCCATTTATTTCTAGTGGCTCTATATGTACTTTGATAATTTTAGCGCCCGTCTTTATGCCACGAATAGCTGTACCAAGTTGAAACGTCTCATTCAACGACAATGTTCGTTCATTTCCTATAGACCGCTCAACACGAGATATCCTAAAAAATTTAGACATGTCTACACCGTCATAAATAAATTTCAATTTAGCATTCCTTTCATTCGATTATTGCGACTATTTCGTTGCGTTTGATAATTTGTAATGCGGTCCGCAACTTTAGCTACCCACTGACCGTCCTGTAAGTAAAGTTCTACTGGACGCTCTATTGCTTGTTCTGCAATGTCTAAAGCTTGCTCAATAACGCTGTTATCTTTAGTAGATTTTAAAACTGCAATCATTTCCTCAATCATCCAATACAACTTATCATCTGTTGTTGAAGTCACTGTGTTTTTAGGAAGTTCGCTCATTCGTTGCGTGATATTAGCAATCTTAGTGTTGTCAAAACCAATACCGTTTGCATATTTTGGTATTCCTAAGTCATACATGTAATCACGAGTAGCACTTGCTTTCATGACTTTCGAACCACGAGGGAGTGGCAAGATAACGTCACGTCCATCTGGGATAAAAGATTGTCCGTTTGGTAATGTTACTAACTCTTTATATAAAGAACCTTTTTGGTCGTTGACCATCGCAAGTCCACCAGGGTGGTAGTCTGTACCAACAGCGTATCCTGTTAGTTTGCTCCATAAGTCACTCGCAGTTTTTTTGATTGACGCCCAAATAGTGACATGTTTATCTTGCACACTATTTAATGTTCTTTGAGCGCTGTTAACTCCGGACAATGTTTTATTAGCCGCTGTCACTTTGACTTCTTTTCCGACTAAGCTATTGATCGTTTTTTGTGCTTCATCTTTCCCTTTTTTTGTTAAGTTTTTAGCGAGTAATTTTTTTTCGTCTGGTTTTAAAGCATTCCAATTTTCAAGAGTTCGTGTTGCAACTCCTTTTTTATTCAGGAAGTCTTTGTTATCCCCTAAAATCCGCTTAACTTCTTCTGGCAAACTATTCCATATTTCTAAATGTTGCTTACTTTCTACTATAGCTTGAATACCTTGATGCCCATCAACAACTAACTCTTTCTCTTCTGGAGTAAGGGTATCCCATTTGCCAGTCTCTACAAGTACTTCTGCCATGGTTATCCGAGCGTTTGTTTCTAGGTTTGCGTTTTTAGCAATAAACTTAAGTCTGTCCCAGCCACCTTCCGCTTCAAGAGCCTTGGCTACTTCCTCTTTAGCATTGGTTTTTAACTTACCTGTTTTGGGATTCCAGACAAGTCCATTCCACTGCGAATTAGCAAGCTTTTGGTCTTCTGTAGATTTCTTAGTGGTTCTAGCCCACATTGTATTCACTTCTTGCGCTTTTGAAGCCGCTTTGGTTGTCTTTGTCATCAACTCTTCGTAAGACAAACCAAGCTCCTTCATTTGTTTTTTAACATCATTAACCATCGCTTGTTGCAATTGAGGGTCTAAATATTTAGCAGTACCTTTTAGCAATTTCTTTTGAATTGCAGCGTAGCGCTTGCCGTAAGCTTCCATTTTTAAGTAATGGTCTGCTTCAAGTTGTTGTTGCTTCTTGTGTATCTCTTCGCGAGTTTTGACAGCCTCTTTGTCATTACCTTTTATAGAGTCGTAAACTTTTTTAAGACCACTTTTGAGTTTATTGTATGACTTATTTTCTGCTTTTATCCATTTTTCAGTAACTTCAAGAGCTTTGGTTAATTGCTGGCTATTCAATGAATTTAAATCGCCATTCATTGCTTTTACGATAGCTTTTTTCTCTTTAGCAGAGTAGTTCAATTTTGACAGTTGCACATTGATAAGCTCGTTTTGATTCGCTAATACAACAGCTTTTTCTTCTTCGGTTAATCTTCTGTGTTCATTACTAGCATTTTGATAGATATTGATAACTTCATCAGACATCTGTTTAACATTCTCTACAGTTTGTCGGCTAGATTTTTTTATTTGGTCCATCGTACCTTGGCTAAAACCAAATTGTTCTGCAAGTTTGATTTTTTCGCTTAAATCTTTATTTTCTAGCTTTTCAATTTCAGCAACTAAACCTTGGAACGCTGTCTTCACGGAGTTAACCTGTTCAGCTCCCCCTCTAAAGCCTTCCATTGATTGATTTGTTTGATCAACCTTATCTTTAAAGGATTGCAGTTCATTGGCTTGTACTTGACTAACTTTAGTCCCCCACTCTTGCGTACGTTGGTGCGCTTCGTAGGCTTTTTGAGCAAAGTATCCGACAGCCACTGCGGCTGCACCTCCTAAAATAACACCCCATGTAAGCGGATTTCCCAATAGCGCAGCTGCTCCGCTCATGCCAGATATTGCGGTAGTTGCTCCTCCCGCGCTAGCACCTAGCGCAGCTGTTCCTGTCCTAGCAGCACTCATGCTGCCAGATAAATCGCCTAATGTTTTACTTAGTCGTCCTAGACCTTGTATTGTCCCACCGATGACACCGACGCCTTTACCAAAAATGGATAGAGCAGGCCCAGATGCAGCTGCAATGAGCCCCCATTTTATGATTTGGCGTTGTTGTTCTTTGTCGAGAGAACTAAAACTCTTTGCTAAGTCAGCTACTCCTTTGATAAAAGGTCTGCTCGCTTCTAAACCATCGCGTAGTGCGTCAATTAGAGGTCCTCCAAATTCAATAGCAACATCATTCACTTGGTTTTTTAACATCTGTAATTTAGATGCAGTTGTTTCATAGCGTTTGTTAGCTTCATTCATCAATGCTTTGTTTTCACTAAAACCTTTATTAGCCGATTTAAAAGCATCTCCTAACAAATCGCCTGCTCCTGCTAGACGTTGCAATGTATCAATTTCACGCACGGAATTAATATCCATATCTTTTAGGTAAGCGGTTACGTCTTTGCCCTCATCCTTAAAACGCTTCAACCCTTTGACAAAGTCAATAATGGCTTCTTGTGGATTTTTCTTCCAAGACGCAGCAAATTCATCAGCGGATTTACCAGCAATTTTTGCAAACTTCCACAAATCTTCGCCACTAGACAACACTTGTGTATTAATTTTTTGCATGACACGACTAAACGCCGAACCGCCCGCTTCCGCTTCGATACCAACAGAGCTCATAGCTGTTGCCAAACCAAGAATTTGAGGGTCTGTCAATCCTACAACCTTACCTGTACCAGCTAAGCGAAGACCCATTTCAACGATTTCTTTTTCAGTTGTCGCAAAGTTGTTACCCAATTCAACAATTGAGCTACCTAGATTGCTGTACCTAGATGGATCTAGTTGTGTGATATTAGCAAACCTAGCTAATGCTGTTGCAGCTTCTTCTGATGACAAGTTAGTAGATTTTCCCATGTCAATCATGACACGAGTAAACCCTAAGATGTCTTTTGTTTTAATACCCAATTGGCCAGCTGCTTCTGCAACGTGAGATATTTCGGTTGTTGATGCTGGTATCTCTTTAGCCATTTGCCTAATCCCTTTAGACAACATATCATAAGAATAAATTACTTTTCCGTTCGAGTCTTTTACTTCATCAACAGTCTTTTTCACACCAGCAAACGCATCTTCATATTCAATTGCTGCTTTAATTGCATATCCTGCTCCTGCTGCAATAGGTGCTGTAACCCCTTTAGTAAAAGCAGCGCCAACACCAGACACAGAATCTCCAAACGACCTCATCTTTTTCCCAGCTTGTTCTGCTGCGTTGCCAAAACGAGTAAAAACACTTGTTTCTGTTGCGAGTGCTTTTAAGCGACTTTGCAATTCTGAAACTATTGCCGCAGTCTCCATCATTGCCGACTTGGCGTTAATTAATGATTTTTTTTGTTTGGCAGTGGCTTTGTCAACATCACCGATACTTTCTTTTAATTCACTGTATTTTTGTGATTGTCGCTTAAGTAACTCTTGATAACCTTTCAGAGCACTACCCGTTTCTGCATAAACAGCTTTAAGTCCTTTTACACGACTACCGTGACCTTTAAAGCTATTTTCAACAGCTTTAAGAGAGTTATCTAAAGTTTTCATGTAAGTTTTTAGGTTTCTTGTGTTAGCCATAAAAGGCGCTATGTCAAGAGTTGCAGTTGCTACTAAATCACCTATGTTTCCCATCTATTCTCCTTTCTAGCCGAAAAGGAATGGAAAAGCCTTGTCCAAGGTTGTTTCAACCACTTCTTCTTTTTCAGCAAAGTTTATCTCTAGTGCTTGCACCATCAATTCTATATCTGATAAGCGCATTTTTTTGATATCTAAAATGGTATAACCATTTTTTAGCAGACTCTGAATCCACAAGAGCAAGTTGTCTTTAGCTTCTTGAGGAGTTATCGTTCCTTTTTTTCGTCTTCCTCTTTTTCTCCGCCTAAAGCGTCAACAAAAAGATCATTCAATTTGTCCAAAACAGTCATGTCTGACTGTTTTAAGTCATCGATAGTAAATTGATTTCCGTACATTTCAACAAACATTTGTAAGTATGATTCGTTTAATTTGCGATGCTCTTTTGCATCTAAGCGGTGTTCATCACTGCTAAATACAGCGCTTTGTCTAACTTGGTGTTCAACTGCTAATAGATTATCTTCAACATTGATAAAATCTTTTGAAAAAGTCTTATCTACACCACCTTTTTTTAGTGTAATTTCGTACATGTTTCCCTCCTTATCAAAAAATAAAAGGCTGGATTTAAATCCAACCTTTTATACTACAATGCGCTGTGGTCACTCGATCCTAATCTTGAAGCGGAATTTGATACTGAGTTTTCCAATCCAGTTGCGCCATCAAACACAAGTTTTCTAAAAGCATTCAAATCAAATTTTTCTGCATCTTCACGTCCAATAACTACTACATCCCCATCAGACCCACGAGCAACAAAATTTCCAGTTACCTTGTCCGCCTCTGGGTTAGGTGCACCCTCTTTTGTTTTTGTATCAATACCTGGAATGTTAAATTTACCTTTTAGCAAGCCGACCCAAATCGCTTTGTCGTTTTCATCACTCGTTCTAAACATACAAGCAACATTGTTAGGCGTGAGCGATTTATTGTATTTTTCAATACCATTTTCTGCCTTTATACCAAAGAAAGCTTGCCGAGCTTCGGACGTCAAATCTAACACCTCAATTTCTAATTTAGTTTCCGTAATACCGCCAGATAAAACAACATACGGTCCATCATCTGCCAAAACTGTCACTAACTCGTTGGTAATATCAAGTTTCGCTGCTTTCATCCCAGGCAATGACTTGACGCCATCTTTTTTTTCTTTTACTTTGTCATCATCTCCAAGCACTGCATACTGGAAATCACGTAGTCCAAATTTTACTTTTCCCATTTAGTTCCTCTTTTCTTAATAAAAATCAAAATAGCGGTATTTCCTTACATTCATTAGTAAGTCAATATCGCTATCTTTGTATCTTGGCTTTTCATTCGCGGTATATCTTTCAAAACCGCCTTTTTTTAAAACATCGTCTATACACTTCGCAATCTGGTCAGACTGAGAAGCCGTTTTACACCAAAAATTGATTGTAATACGTTGTTCATTGCTAACCATATCATCATCCGCATATAGGGATGGTCCATCGTACGTCGTATTTATGCGCATAAATGGGGCTAGCTCTACTTTTTGTACATCAATTGGGTTGTCTGGTATATCGTAAGTAAAAATACCTTGTTCAAACCCATTTTTAAAAGGACCACCTCTGAGCTTATCCAACAACTCGTTCAATGTCCTATCGTTTTTTAATAATTTATAAGCTGTTGTCTCAGCAATCAAAGCCCAAGTCCCTCCTTAACTTTTTGAGCGTAAATTTCTCTTGCTCTCGGCGTCATCTCATTGATAGTCTTTTCCTCAAAGTCTTGTCCTTTTTGATAGATTGTCCCACTATTCGGGAAATGAGCGCGCCAACCAGTCTTTCGACCGTAACCGATATCTTTTGATATAATGCCGACGTTAGCTCCTTTGAAACCACTTGTCGTAGTATCATATTTCAATTTAGTATCATGAACTGAATAATCTATTGGTGTATTTCTAGACAAAGCCTTTTCGAACTCCTCAGCAACCTGCGTAACCGCTCCTTTCGCAGCGTTAGGCGCTTTAACCTCAAGTTTAGTAAGATTATCCAAAATACCATCAAGTCCTTTTGTCATGACATGCTAACCCCGCTAATCATAGTAATATCTTTACCAGACTCGTCCAATTCAATTTTGTCAATCTTATATATACGTTTGTTAAAATCGACAAACATAGTGTTATCGATAGACAATTTAGGATTGTATCTGATTAAAAACGTTTTTGTATCTTTGTTTGTAGGCAAATCACTTGCATTTTGAAATTTCGATTGATAATTAAAATCTCTCAGTTGCGTTTTTATAACTTCCGCCCAACAGGTATACAAATCTTCACGAATGTTGTCTACAACTTCACCATCTTCGTTTTGTCCGCCTGTTTGGTTAAAGATAGTAATTCTAACATTCATCTTCCGCGTTATCATGCGTCACCACCCCTCAGTCTGAGTTGGTGGATAATGTTCAGAACACCGTTAGCAAGCGGATAGCGATTACTATCCGCAGATAGACCACGGTGATCGTATTCCTCCTTAACCTGTTTTTTTACAGCTAACGCAAATTTAGCGTGACCTTCAAACATTTCAGGAGTTGACCCATCATCTATTGCAAAACAAATTTGTTCTTGAGCAGATTCAATCATTTCTTTAATAATGTCATCCTCAAAATCAAAATCAATTTTACAATAAAGTTTTACACTGTCTAATAATTCCTTAGTTACAGACATGACTATACCTCTTCAACGCCAGCTAGCCTGAGCAAGTCAGCTTTTAATGTCTTACCACTGAAATCAATATTTTGACTTATTAGGTACTTCTTTATGTCCTCTATAGTGCTATTTTTAGTTGGTTTTTCAATGGCAGCAGTACCTCCCTCTGGTTGTTGTGCCACTCCTAGAGTGGCATTATAAGGGCAACGATTCTGGTGTGAATGTCACATAGTAGCCAGCTTTGTCATCAACTTTAGAGACCCCAAATCGAAGTACCGCTTGCAAGAATTGTCCGTAGATTTCATTATTTACCCAGCGAAGTCCTAAATCTTTACGATCAGCAAATAAAATGCCACGTTTGAAATCTCCTACAAATGCTGTGTTTGCACCAAGAACTTCATCAGAAAGTAAAAATACTGGTTTCCCAAGAAAAACTTTCCCAGATACAGAAGTGATTGAATCTTGAAGTAGGTAACGACCATTTTTGTCTTTTAAAGTATCCATAGTTTGGTAAAAACTTTGAGACACAATAAATGACACGTTGTATGCCGGATCAAAATCAACATTAAGAAGTTTTTTGATTTCATCTAAATTTTTGACTGTCTTAGATTTAAATTTTTTCAGAACTGTTGCGATAGCGTCGTTTGTTGTGTTAACTTTCATTTGACCAACTGTTTCGGCAACAATACCAACCAAATCTACATCTGCATCGTCAATTGATTCTTGAGATAATGGGATGGCTCCGCGATAAGTCTCTACTTTCCACTCTACGTCTTTAAATTTTGGTTTAGCAAGCTTTGGATTCTTTTCGAGCTCTTCGACGCTCACCATTTTATCTGTAGCGCGTTGCAATACTGGCCATTTTCCAGATGCCTTTTTAGCTGGATGGATGCTAGTAAATTGCTTCAAATCAACAACTGTTTTGACTTCACGAGCTGGTGTATATAGAATTTCTTCGCTAGATACAGGTTTAACGTCTGTTTTCTTCACACCATCTGTTTTAGGGTCTACAGGAGTTGTTTGGTTAAGTGGAATAAGTACTTCATCTTTACCATCAAAACGTAAAGAATCGTTTACAATTTTACCTTTTGAGCGAATAAACTCATTAACGCTTTCGCGGTATGTTTTAGTTTCTTGTGACACTTCTTTCCCTCCGAAATTTTCTGCGCCGCCCTCTTCGACACTAAATTCATATAATTTCAAGTCATTCTCTGCCTCTGCTAGATTCGTTTTCGCCTCTTCAACTTCCGCTTTGATTGAGCGAGCTTTTTCTAAATCATCTGATTCTAAGGCATTTTTAACTTCAGTTGTTTTGCTAGCAATCACCTTATTTAACTCAGTGATATTTGCTTTAATTTCTTTGATTTTTTCGTCAAACATTAATTTCCTCCAATAAAAAAGAGCTTATAGCCCTTGTAGAATTTCTTCTTTTTCGATTTCTAGCAACATGTTGCTAATTTCTTGCTTACGTTTGCTTCTACTTGCATAGTAATCATCAATTACCGCCTGCGGCAACACTGCGTTATCAATGCTCGCAACAGCTTCAAATGACATCACTTCGTCAGCAAATCCGTTTTCGACTGCTTCTTGAGCAGACATAAACGTTTCATTTCGCATTAAATCCATGATTTCATCTTCTGATCTACCTGTTTTTGCAACATAAGCATTAATAATGGCTTTATCGCTTGATTTCAAAGCATTAGAAGCCTTATCTAAATCATCGCTATTACCAGACACCCAATTAAACAAAGCCTTATGTACCATCATTTGAGCCGTTGGACTCATAACAACCTTATCTGCTCCCATAACAGCCACAGATGCCGCACTAGCCGCAATACCTGTCACTTCCGCTGTTACTTTACCTTTGTAATTTCGTAGAGCAGTATAAATTTCACTTCCGACTGTAACAAGACCACCATTTGAGTTAACCTCCAAAATAATATCACTGCTATCTTCTGGCAATTGGTTAATAATGCTTTTGGCACTAGTCGCTTCCATTCCATAGTAGTCATAAACTTCTTGCGAGTTATTTGCAATAAGTGGGCCTTTAAGATTTATTTTCTTTGGCATTTACCTCACCTCCTTTCCCTTTGATACTAACCTTATCCTGATATTCTTCTTTTTTATCTAAAAAGACATAATTTAGACTTGATTGATATCTATCCATATTCGGGTCGTTTGATTTTTGCTTACCAAGTTCAACCAAGCCTTGGTTAGGTGTTAGGATTTGGTTGTTGACTAATTTTACAATCTCATCAACGTTGCGACCTGTGACACTACGTGTGTCGAATTCAATATGATAAAGACGCCTATCTTTATCGCTTAGTGTTTTAAGCCCTATTTCGCTCGTTATAGCGTCAAAATAAAAAGGTAAGTCGTTTGTGACATAATCCTCCATCAATTGCGCTACAGACTGATTGGGACTATTGACACCTAGTTTATAGCTAGGAACACGCAACGCTTTAGCGATTTGAGCTGTACTAAAATTGTTACTTGTAATTAGCTGTAAGACATTAGTATCAATTTCAAGTGGTGTATATTCCATCGTACTGTCAAATACTAGTGGACTCCCACCGACAGACCCCTCGCGCATCTTTTCAAAGTCTTGCCGAGCTCTTTTTCTCGCATCTCCACTTAGTTGAGCGCCTTTCATCGTCAAGATTCCACTCGAAAATCCATCTTTGAAGAATTTAATTAAGGTATTTATACCACCTTTTTGTAGGTCTATTTCGTCACCTAGAGATAGCAATGGAGACCTGCCAAGTATGGTATCGTGACTAAAAAATTTCCAGTGGATAACATCGTGAGAGAAACATTTTATTTGTTTCCCTGTTAGAGTATCAGTAAAAGTGTAGACAATATCGTGATTATCCGTTTCCTCAACGGTCGTTTCCGATGGTCTGTAAAACTGAAATTGCAAAGCTTGACTCGTTTTGGGATCGCGTAGAATACGAGAAAATGAGTTGCCTGTCAGAATGGCATTTACTGCCATGGCAAACTTCCAAGTTCGTGCGCTAGCATTTTTTGTTGACTTAACATTTAAAAGATAATTAATATCCTCATCGTGGATGATGTCGCCATTAACATCCTTTTTAACAAGCGGAAACCTAGCAATGTCTCCAGCAATAATAGACGTTGCTGTCAAAATGTCACTGTTTTTTAACGCCGACACTCCTAAATATTTTTGAGAGATGTCACCGGCCAGAACAGATGCTACATAGTCATCGTAAGACACCTTTGAACTCCCCAAAGGTTGAAAAAAACTCATAGATTTCTCACCTCCTTTCTAGAGGTCTGTTTACTTTTTCCAGCGGTTTTTGTGTTTTTTCTTGATGCGACTTAACTCATTATTAGTTGCTTGAGCATTGTGTTCTACAATTTGTTCGAGTTGCTCAATTCTTTTATACTGATTCCTTAGCGCATCAGCTTGCAATGCGTTTTCTGCAATCAGTAACGCTACTATTTTTTCAATTTTTCGTTTTTTCTTAATACGTTTATTCATTCTTGCCTACTGTGCCATCAATATAAATAGCTAAAATAACCAAAATAAAGCCGCTTGCAATAAAACCAACTTTATCTCCAAACAAAAAAAGACCATATATCAACAATCCTAATCCAACTAACAAAATCAATGTATGGATGTTACTCAAAATAAATTTCATCAAAATAACGTTTCTCCCCCAAGTATTTTTTCACTAGTCCAGTACCCAGAACCATCAAAAGGTTCTAAATAACATACAGCATAGCCATCCAGCGCAGCATCAAGCGGGTCAATCTTATTACTATTCTTATTTTTATCAATCCTCATACCATTGTTATCTGTCTTGATATAAGCATTGTTAACAGCCATTGTCAGCAACGGATTCCCAGAATGCTTTATTTTGCCTTTCTTGAGGTCGTCACGAAATTGTTTTGTAGGCATGTTCAAAACCATTGTTGTTTGACTAACCTCAATTAGAGGCCACTCTGGATGCCTTTTTTCGATCATTGTGAGCAACGTCCCAAACTGATAAGGGTCAAAGCAAATTCCATTAACTTCCCACTCATTTGTATAGACCATTTCTTCTATTTTTTCCAAAACTCGTTCATCATCGATGACGCCACTTTCTAAAGTCGTTATCTCACAATATCCTTGACGCTCTAGATTGCTATATGATACGCCATCGCGTTTTTCTTTAGCAGTTAAACCATATTTTGTAGCAACAAAAGAAAAGCTATCGATGTACCAATGGTCATCCATCATAACGACTGGTGTGATAGCAAATAAGTCACTTACACGCCCCACATCTACCCCTAGCCAGACCCTACGTTTATATGTGTCAGGCTTATTAATCTGCGCAAGTTCCCACGACTGTTTATCTATATAAGATTCTTCGCTGGATTGTCGCCACATATTGAAGTTTTTAATCAACACTTTATTAATTTCGCCAGTTTCAAGAGATACTTTGCGACGCGTTCTCAGGTAATCCATTAACTTATCATGCAAAGCTTCAACCTCAAGGATTGGATTAGATTTTATCCAATTTGATTCGTCTTTAATTTCGGCCTCGCTGTCTTGCTCTGCAACATAACCAAAGTAACCATCGTCTGTAATTTCTTCATCAAGAATTTTAGTGATGTATGGATACTCAATTGTGTGCATAGGGACATTCAAGTCCATTCCTGCTGTCGAGATAATCAAAATAAACGGGTTATCAAGCTGACCTTGACCAGATTCTAACAACTCTAGCATCTCATTAGTCTTCGAGGCTGCGAACTCATCTAAGACACCAACATAAGGTTCAAATCCATCAACTGCTCCCGTATCGCGACTAAGGGCCCTAATATAAGATTCGTCATGTAAATTTTTGAGTTCGTCCCTAACAATTTTAGTGGCTTTTCTAACATCTTCATCTTTGCCTCTTAGAGAAGATAGTTGCTTTTTAGCCATATCCCAAGCTATTTTAGCCTGCGTTCGGTCATTAGCCGTACAAAATAGTTGCCTGCTCATAGATGGGTTATGACCAAACAAAAATTCATAAAGCAAGATACCAGCTATTAGAATCGTTTTACCGTTTTTACGAGCAACAGAAATCATAGCTTTTCTAAATCGTCTCAAAGAATGGTCGTTTTTTTTACGCCATCCATACAGATTAGATATAATAAACTTTTGAAATTTGGCTAACGGATATGGTTTTCCGGTTTTGACGTCTGGTAAAATTTCAATGAAATGAATTGGATCGGCCGCTTTTTCTGGTAGATAAATAAATTTAAAATTGTCATCGCCTATTTTTTTGAGGTCATTCAAATGTCTCAAGCATGCTTTGAAAACTTTTTGACTTGCTTTTATCTCTTCGTCAACAACCATTTTTGCATAATAAAAAGCGTCATCTTTATAGATGTCGCTAATTACCGAATAATCGTATTTTATTTTCATGACCTCCTTCCTTTTTACCCTCCAAATTTATCAAAAATACTTTTTTGTTTCTCTTCTTCCTTAGGAATAAACATCTTCATACGACTGTCAACTGTTAAACCTAATTGGCTAGCACTACTTCTGATATTAGTTGTAGCCTTTTCCAGTGTTAAAATAAGCGGACTCGGAATTAAACCTTTGTCTGGATCATTCGCAAAATAGCCAACTTCATCTAATTTTCTACTTGTTTCTTTGTAGATAGCATACCATGTGCAATATAACTCTAATAGCCCTCTATCTAAGTTTCTTGTGGGTAGGGTCTGCAGGTCATTTATAATTCTTCTATACTCAGCTCTAGCCACTTCGTTTAAGTGCCGCGGTGGCGTTACTTGCAATTTCGCAAGACCGTCAGAAGCCTTTTCTTGAGCGGTTTCTCGAACTTTTTTCTCTTCTTTAGTAAGGTGTTTTTTTGTCGTTTCAACTACTTTTAATTTTCTCCCCATAGGACCTCCTTTACACAAAAATTGACAGTTCAAAAATTTCAAAAAGGGAATTTTTTGCACGGAAAAGGGCGCGTTCTTAAGTTTCCGAACAATGTAGCCCCGTTCAAAAACAAGCGGGGTATTTTCCGAACATTAACGTGCTGTTGTTAATTTTTACGCACGTTTTCCAATTAATTATTTTTACATCTTTCTCTTATCGCTTTACTGTCATTACACGCTTTACAGCTCGCTTGTAGGTTGTTCCAGTCTAACCTTTTACTCCAATCTTTCTTAACTGAGATAATGTGGTCAGTCATAGTTGCTTCTCCTCCACACATAGCACAGACATAATCACTCTGCAACAAGACTTGTTTGCTTGTCTCTCTCCAAATCTTAGAGTTATAAAATTGTTTAGTCTTCTTGTCATACTTCCATCTGTTACGATTATAATCTCTGTACTCAGCTGACCTATCATCGTAGTCTACAGTTGTTCGTCTACCTCTTGAGATAGTTAATTTCTGTGGTCTCATACCCTGACCTCCATAATAAAAGCCACCACGATGTGATGACTCTACGACGTCAAGCGTCTCTCAAATGTTATTTTGTCATCTTATGGTGTGACCTAACCAACAGGAACAGTCGGAATCGAACCGACACATATAATCAGACCGTCGACAATCCAATTATCAAGGCGCTACCTCTACCGTTTTCCAATCACGGTTCATGTTCCAACGGTTTAGTCTTACTTGGCGCAAAGGTCCCCGTAGAGATACCAGTGCTTATTTTTAAAGTAAGCCTATAGACCCATCACGAATCGAACGTGATTAATACCACTAGGTCTACACAAAAAAACGGTTAAAACTCCGATCCATGTCCCACGCCCGCTGTATTGCTCTAGTGGCTGAAATAACCACTATTGAGACGGCAGGATTCGAACCTGCGTACGTTCCAGACCCTTTATAGTCATATCGCTCCCCCAACTGAGCTACGTCTCAACACCCTATCTCGCCTTTTAGCTACAAAATAGCAAGTTCGATAGTAGTTAAAGTTGACGACTAAATAAATAGCCTGTTGGTAAATGATTATCTCTTCTTGCTATTTTGATAATACTATATTAACACATATTTTTATGTATAAACTATTGTATTACTGTATAAAAACTAGTCAAAAACTCCTTGCTCTACAATCAAAGAACCCTCCCTATAAAGCTCTGCAAAAGCTAATAATGCAGCATCTAGCGTGTCATAATAAAAACTCTCTGACATACATAATTCTGTATAAATAACCTTATCTGCATTTTTGTAAGGAGATAGGTATTTGTCATACAAAATCCTACGCTTTTCTGGCTCCAATATCATACTAACTGATTGCTCAATTGCTTCTAATTCTTGTTCAGCTGACACACGGTTGAGTGCTAAGCGTTCAACTGGCTTACTAGGAGTTCCGTGTGATTGTCTAGGCTCAAAGGAATAAGTGGCTGTCACTTTTTGAGTATCTACATCATTAGCGATCCTACGCCAGCGTGGATACTCTCTTAGTTTTCGCTTAGCGTTTGATTTAGTCTTTTGTATATTAATTTCTGGAAAAAACGTCATGAAAGCTCCTCGTATGATATAATAGTTGTACGAATATATACCGAATGGCGCTTTCACGAGCGCTTTTTTATTGTTCTCCTTTCTTTTCTCTGCTGACTTATTTTTGTTGTTAAATTGTCGAGTATTAAATTTTTAGTTTTGCGTCAGCACTTTATTTGCAGCATTACGCTTGTATAATCATCTGTGAGCGATAACAGACTTTAGATTTTTATGAAAAAAATGTCGGAGGATATTTCCCTTTCTAAAAATTTCGCTCTATAACTACGTAACGATTATTCCACGCTACACAGCTGAATACTTACAGAAAGCTTCTAGGGTAAGTTTAACGAGTATTCCAGCTCGTAGACCCACAGAGCCATTGCAGGCTCTTAGGCACTTGCGTGGGAATTTAGTTTGCTCCTGTATTTAATAGTTTAAAATGCCAAGTTTCATATTCACCATGATAAACGAAGCCTACATAGCCTTCATCAACGATTTTATCGCATACAACATATGCTAAATCAGTATTTTTTAAATAATCTTTTTCACCATATTTAACAATAGCAATATCATGTTTTTCACCACTTCTAAAATAATAGCCAGAGGACAAATTATATTTGTCATTGTTAAAGTCATTTGCATATTTTTTTGATATAAAAATTGTTTTTTCTTTCATAATTTAATCTTTCCCCATAAACTAAGCATTTTCGCTTTAGCTTCAACAGTACCACTCGAAGACTCTGTAATTTCTTCTAACTCGTAAAAATGAACTTTTTTATTATGGAAAGTAATCATTATTTTTTTGTTCTGTTTTTCCATAGAGTTGAGAAATTTAACGGCTTCAAATAATTTTTTTAAATATGTCATCTCAACTCCTCCAAACTCACCCATCTAAACTGCGGAAACTGTTCTGCTTCTTTGCGTGTGCATTTGTGTGCATATTCGGTGTTGACTGTGTATACTGGTAATCCGTCCCGATTATTTCCTACATAATACGCACGTTTGGGATTTACCAACACTCCTAATTCTTCATTCATTCTGTTACCTCAAGATATTACATAAACAAAGTCACTATCCAAAGCAATAACAATACGACTAGCGGAGAAATAAACGCTCTTGCAATCACTGTAGCAAAATCTTCATCTGTATTTTTTTTAGAAGCAAAAGGACTAATTAACACATTGATTCCTACAGCTTGCGGTAAATTGATAGATGGTACGCCATCAATTGTTGATAAAATGTTATTCCAACCGTATTTAATAACAAATCCAGATAATACTAAGCCGAACGGCAATAGAACTAAAGCTATAATAAAGTTCTTTTTAGCATCATTTTTATTTTTATCATAATTCATAATTTTTATTTAACTCTCTTTCATTCATTTTCTACATCTTTTCTAAACTGCCAAGCCCAGTCAAAATCTTTGCGGATTTCGGATTCTGTGAGTTGTAAATTGTTATCTATCTTTAGTAAGTCTAAGTTATCTCTATGCATAACTTTGATACTTACATTTCCGCTAAGCTGTCTCATCAGCACAAAACTTAACTGTCTTTCATTCGGATTAGGTATCTCAACAGTATACAGATTTTCTTTTTCGACTGTGATATTTGGATAAGCTAGCCAAGCTTCATAAAACTCACGTTCATTGTGAGTTAGCCACTCTCTAACTTCATCAGACTGATAACTCATATGTTCGTGCAAATAATTCACATCTTCGTCAAAGCTTTCAATAACATCAGCTATCATTTGTGGTACTTCTAGTTTTGGTTTGTCGAGTTGGTCGAGTAATACTTTTACAATATGTGTTTTCACTACTGGAATGTCGCCGACACCACCTTTACCAATAGACTGTTTGTCTATCAATTTCTTCGCTTCTTCAATATTCATTTTCTACCTCGCTTAACTTCTTCAACAATTTCAATTGCTACACCTATTGCGTCCATGTAACCAGCGTATCTTTCTTGTTCGTAATTATCCAGATCATTGTCAAATTCTTTATTAAGTCTTTTTAAAATTTCGTCAATCATACCCTATCCCCCATTTCCTGTAAGTTCCGCAATCCGCTTAGTCTGTCTCTGATTTTGCTCGCTAGCACGTTTAAGTTGCTTTTGTGTTCTGCTTAGCTGTGTCCGTAATCCTGTAATTTGTAGCTTGTAGTGGTCTTGCAGTGCGACGTTTAAAATAGATATAGCCATCAGCACAATCGATAAAAACGTTATGATATTGTTTCGTCTAATGTTCAATTTGTCTTTTTTTGCTAACTCATAAAGCAAGCAATCAATCATCTGTTGTTCAGTCATTCCGTCACCTCCTCTATCCACTCAATGATATCTAAATACATATTTGCTTGTTCTAATTGCCATCTCGCAAAAACGGACAGATTGTCTTTTCCCCACTCATATGCAACAAGCCGCAAATCACGCTGTTCTGTCAGAAATGCAATTACTTCTTCTTTTGTCATTCTGTTACCTCGAATTTGATATTTTTTTCATCAATCCACTTTAACTAACACATGAGTACATGTTCCGTTTGTCTCGGGGTTTCTAACAACCTGATACCCAACGACAACAATCTTCTTATAGCTATACTTTTCGATAAAATCATTTAAATGGTCTACTGCTTTTTTCCAATCATCTTTAATTTCAATATATTTTGTCATCCTTCTAACCCTTCTAGTAATAGGCAACACTCGTCCACCAATGTGATCGTAAACCCTAACTACGTGTGTCATTTGCATTCTCCGTTTTCTCTAGCCAGATTGACAACATTGTGCAATAATTAGCCATGTCGTTTAACGTGTCTGACAGGCTTTCTGAGACGTTTTTGTCACTGTTTATAAGATTATATAACCTGTTGTATTTATCGCTTATACGGACGACACCAGCGATAAATCCGAAGTCATCCAAAGACTTTTCGAACGAATTTCCATAATCCGCATTTTTAGCTAAAAACATTTGATAATTTTCGTTGTATGCAGCTTGCATACTCTCTGCGTTTATTTTATCTGCCATGCTATACCTCCTCAAAAGGTCATTGCTGCGTACATCAATCGCTTAACTTCCTTGTAATGCTCTAACTTTTTAAATTTATTAATGATATCCATTTACTATTTTCAAAGCATCTTCCACCGAACGCGCCACTCCGGCTAACGCCCCTTTCGATGCCATAACCTCCATAAAGTTTTTCTGTTCTGGTCTTATCCGACCTGTTTCATTTTTAACTTCGATAAAAAATATTTGTCCGTTTGGTTTGAATCCAAACAAATCACAAAAACCTTTTGGTAAACCTGTATCAAAAAATCTACCATCTGCTGTTTTCACCTTTCCGACATTTGCTCGAAATACCATATACCCCGCTTGTGATAATTCCATTCGGATAAGGTTTTGGATATCATGTTCTGATAGTGACGTAGCTGACTTTTCGTTTCGCTGATTCAATTGTTAATTCAAACTCCTCTCTCGTAAATACGTCTCTGCCTTTAACCGTCCCAATAATTGATGTTAAATCATCAATATCGATACCATTTTCAAACGCCCAACACGCTCCTTTAAACAAATCATCATTCCTGTTATATGATGTTCCAGTTGCTACACGTTCATAAGCCTCTCGGCCTTCGTGACTTCCGTTTGATGTATATGTGACAGAACATCCAAAATAGGTTGTTATACCTTCTTGTTTTGGTTTAAATACTTCCTCTTCAAATTTTCCATCATAATAAGGTAATGTTTTAACTGCTTGTAAAACTTCACGTCCGTCAGATGGGAATATTTTGACAAAATTATTATCATTCGCTTTTATGTCAACACCAGGCATTACTCCTATTTTTTGCGTGTAATTAATATCATCGCGTTTTTTAAAGAGTATGTGCATACCACCACTTGCAGTTAATTCTGCGAATGTATTTTTAAAATTACTGATTAATTCGTTTTTATACTCATGCCTAATAATTGACGAATAACCATCTAGTCCATTGTCATACTTATCAGTCGATAATACAGATAATAAATCAATCCCCATCTTTTTTATCATTATGTATAACTCTTTAGCTAACTTCTCGTCCATGTCATGAGTATCAATATCAATACACCAAATGCCACGCATTAATAAAGCATAATCACAATTAAACCAGTTTGTATTTTTGATCACTTCTTCCGTTATTTGGATATCTTTAAACTTAATCATTGGCGTTCCAGTATCTTTTCTAAGCGGTATAACCTGATATCCTTTTTTTAAGAATGAAAGTGCTGTTGTGTGGTACATAAGGTAACGCACCTCCTTTTTTACTACGTAACCTCTAAAACGTTGATATATAGAGCATTAGAGAAGGATGGTTACGCAGTAACGCAAAATCACCCTACCCTACCCCTATATATAAATAAATAATTAATAAATCATTAATTAGACTTATTGTTTGTTACTGCGTAACCTTTCTTGAATAAAGGCTGAAATCGGTTGGTACTAAAGGGATTGAGTGGGTTACGCAACATGGAAAATTTTGCGTAACTCTGCGTGACCATGCGTTACCTTTTTAAAGGATATATTTATCAAAACGTGTTTTATTTTCGATTTCATACCCTCTGACTGTTTTCCCGTTAACTTTCTTCGACCTGCTACGTACACCAATTTCAGATATGGCTTTACTTAATGCATGATTGCTTTTTCCGTAAACTTGTAATGATAAGTCAATAACTTCTTTGTTATCAGTTCGCTGTACAAAATCAACTTCTTGTAATGCATTTATTAAAGCAACTTGAAATTCGTCTAAATCGATATCATTAAATACTTCAACATCTTTCCATTGATACCATTTACCAATTTTTTGGAAACGCTCGAGTGAGTTTAACAGAAAACCGATACAACCATCGATTTTTGGATTTTTATCACGATCAGTAAATGCTAGCCAATATTTCCTGAATACGCTCTCTCTTTCATAATCAGTTTCAGTTTTTGGTCTATCTTTAAACTGAATTAAAACCTTTCGTCCATTCATTTCATCCGACAGCGCAACAGTACGGTTTGTGTCAATACACAGAACACTCGTTAAATTAACCATTGACTGATTTTGCCCAATTGCTCGTGCAACGTGTGTTTTCTCTGTTGCAATAATTTTAAGTACACGCTCCATTGCATTGCCTTGAATATCTCCCTGTTCCGTCGCTAGAGCCATTTCTCCACCCGAGAACATCGCCCACGCCTGTAACGCTTCAAATCCATTACTTTTTAATGTATCTAGCTCAACATCAATCTTATTGAATAGACCAGATAAAGCTATATGCCTTAACCCTTTACCAGTCCTTACTCCAGATTTTGAGATGAAGAAGTTGGTTTTAGGTCTAACACCACACGCTACTTGGGCGATAAAATAAGATTGTAGTATTGCATTGTTTAACGAATTGCTATCTGCAATAACGTACTCAAGATATTTTTCTGCAATAGACTTACTGTTTATTGCTGTTTTGTAGTCTACTTCGTAATACTTAAAATAAGATACGTTTTGCAAAGGCGGTTGGTTAATGATTTCAGAATTTTCAAGGTCGATTATGAAATCCTTGCAAGCAATCTGATATGGTTCAATATAATTGATTGGTTGGATGTTTAATGTTTTGTGGATACCTTGTAGTATCTCTAAAATGTGACCAGAGTCTTTGAAACCATACTTAGTCTGAAGTGTAAAATCATCAATCAATTTAAATTGCTTATATCGAATGTCATAAAGTTTATTCTCAAAAAACGTGTAAGCACCTAGAATGTAGTCGATAACTAGTTTTGCAAATGGCGGAAAATTATTTTCAACGGAGTATGTGAGATATTCATTGCCTTGTTTATCAGTCTTTAGAATTGTATCTCCAAATAAAAAGCGATAAGTTTTTCGTCCATCTGACACAAAATACATGACATCTTCATCTTTAACCATTTCTGAATAAAACAGTTTGTGGATATACCCATTGTGATCAATTGGGACAATTTTAAATAAGTGTTTTCGTAATTCAGCTTTAAGCACTGACTCGCCGAAGATTGGGTCTCCCCAATCGGTTTCGGTGGTCAATTTTGATAAAGCTTCAATAAATTCATTTGATGTCATTTATCCCCCAGTCTAAATTAGAACGGTAGATCGTCTTCTTCAATCTCAGCTTGTGTAAATCCAGTTGTTTTTTCTTTCCATATGTGGTGGCTGTCAGGCACATCGCTTTGATTTGCGTAACGAACTTTCGGGTATTTATTTCCGTTATATTCGTCAAGTTTAACGGTTACTTTTGCAGTGCGTCCTTTGAAGTCATTTAAAAACGCTTCAAAACTATCGTAGTGTTGCCCCTCTTTGATACCAAGTGCTTTTGCTTTACCCATTAAGATGCCGATATGATACTTCCCAGTTTGTGAGTTGGGATATTGCTCATCCCATAAGTGGTAGTTTTGCATTTCTTGCTTGATATCGTTTCGAACAACATAGTCAATAACAACACGTTTTTTGCCGTTACGGTCATTTACTGCTTCATATGCATCATAGACAATCATTTCGTATGGTTGTTCTTTGAATTCTGCGTGTTCTTTAACTTCTGAAAAATCTGTTGTAAATCCTGCCATGTTTTTATCCTCTTAATTTCTTTTTTAGCCAATTGTAGGCGCTATATATTTCTTTTTCTGACTTGCCTGTTACTTCGGCAAGTTCATTAACGTTTGTTTCTACCCAATCAGTTTTTAAGTAGAAATAGATAAGTTTATATAATGGTTTTCCTTTGCCAGCGTCTTTAACTCTAGCTTGGGCAATTTCCCAGTTTGTTTTTAAATCTTTACCAAACTTCTTATTAGCAAGTTGTTTGATTCTAAACCGCTCACGTTTTATGAGTTCAAGTTCTGCCTCTATGCGTTCTTTCTCTTGTTTTTCTTTCAATCCAAAATCATGATTGCATAATTCACAGAGCTGTTGACTAAGTGGCCACAAAGCTGAACACACAGGACATTCTTTTGCGTGTACCGTGTTAGTTTTATTCGACTTCTTCTTCCACCCTCCTCGGAAATAATTCTCCCAATGATGCGGTGTGTCAGGTAAGCCGTGAATATTCCAGTTTCCTACGTGATCTAAAATGATAGCTTTTTTATTAGGTTGATATCTCATCGACCGCATAGATTGTTGTAAAAATAATACTAATGATTTTGTAGGTCTACAAAGAATAGTTACTGTACAATCTGGGACATCGAAACCTTCTGATATCAAATCAACGTTACAGATAACTTGTATTTTACCGTCACGGAAATCTTTCATGCTTTTATCCCGTTTGGCTTTAGGCGTTTTTGCATCTGCGTGTATTGCATTAATTCCCATAGATTGGAATTCTTTAGCAAATGCCTGCGATGCTTCTACCGAGTGAGCGTATAAAATAGCTTTCTGACCGTTCGCTTTTTTTATATATTCTTGAACTACATCACCAAAAATCTTTTTACCAAATGATTCGTCAATCGATTTATTGGAGTAATCTCCGTTTTGTACTTTTAATTTCGCAGTATCAATTGATAGAACACTATAATAATCATATGGTGCAAGTTTATTATTATTGATAAGCCACTCGACCGTTTTACCAAGAACCATAACATCGTAAGTGTCTGTAAAACCGTCGCCTGATAGACGCCAAGGTGTAGCAGTAAAACCAATCCTCGGCACGTCTGAAAAGTATTCATAGATCATTTGGTAGGTACTAGCTTTCCCATGATGACCCTCATCTGTGATAATTAAGGTTGGTTTTGTTAATTTATCCAAGCGGTTTTTAGCTTTACCAACTGTCATTAAATCCACTTTATTCATGTCAATTCCATGGAATTTAAAACTATTAGTGATTTGGTCAATTAATTCTTTGCGATGGACCAAGAATAAAACGTATCCGTTTTTTTGAGTCGCTGACTTAGCAATATCAGAAATGACTACTGACTTACCACTTCCAGGTGGACTAACAATCATCACATTATGCTTTAAAATATGTCTTCTTGCCTCATTTATAAGTTCTGTTTGATATTCGTGTAAATGGTATACCGTTACGCATCACTCCCTTCGAAATTAAACAACTCTTCCGCCTTACAAACGGTCCTATTATCAAGCCTATTTTTTGCGTACAGTCCATCGCTTCCTTCCAAAAGGATCCCGTGTCCACCAGTTTTTGGATTTACTTGAATACGTCCGACAACATCGGTTAAACCTAGCGTTTGGCTTAGGACTTGTTTGCGGATATCTGGGACGTATTGTGTAATCATTTGTCCGCTCTCGAGCGTTAAATCTTGCGTTGATTCCCAAGCAGTCACAAAAATATTAATAGGTTGGCTGTAAATGGTAGTCAATACTCGTAAATAGTAATTGGTCCACATGTTGTATTGTTGCAATTCGTTTGTGATTCCATTTTTAGACTTGCGACCTTGTTCGATAAACCAGTCTGATTGCCAACTTGTGATATTATCAATGACTAAATTGTCATATTCTTTGATAAGTTCTGGTAATTCTGTCAAGAATTCAGTCATAAAGTCGCTAGGGTGCGTCCTGTCAAATTGGATAATATCAATGTTTTCGTTTCCGGCAATCGTTTTAGACGAATGGTCCATGTCTAAAATCAGTGTCTTTCCTTTTAAATAATTAATTAAGTAAGTTTTCCCGTTTCCAGGTTTGCCATAGATTAATATGCGCCAATTATGAGTCTTTGTAATCTCTGTCGCTTTAGTTATCTTCATATTCCACCTCGAACATTTCTGTCAATGTAGTTTCGACATCATAAGATTGCTTTAATTGTTTTTCTTTTTCTGTGAATAAATCATCGATTATAGGCGTATCAAACAATTGACTATACTTATCGATAATTTCTTTCATAGCATTTTCGACATCAATTTGAATAGAATCAGTTAATTTACCTTCTAAAATCTGGATAGAGTCAGAACTAAATTTTCCGAATTTATCTTTATAATTCATGTCTATTGCTAGTTTTTTTTGTTTATTGACATAACATTTCATAATTTTTCCAAATCCGTTTCTATCACTTCTAGTGTGCTATTGATGTCACTTACGGGCCAATTTCTGTAAATCGCTATCGAAATTTTATCGACATCATTCCCCTTCATATTTGGCCATCTTTCTTTGACACATGTCTTGATGTCATTGAAAAAGTCTATTTGATTGTTAATGTATCTTTTTTTCCAATCGTTATTCATTTAATACCTCCAGCAACTCATTAGTTAGTCGTCTATTTTCATCACGTAAGAATTCAATTTCTAGTAATACTTCTTTTAACATGTACGCCCTCTATTATTATGTTCAATCATATTGTCGTAACGTCGTGCATTAGCTTCCCAGCCATGTGTTTCAATCGTCCATTTTGGTTTTTCTTCCTGTTTTTTTGGTTTTGCAAAAATAAAATTAAATAGTTTCATGTTGTTTCTCCTCTAGCACTCCCCAGCGCTTATTGTTTCATTAAGTGTTTAATTTCGTTAACATCAGCAAGACAGTACATTTTGTCTTTACCGTTTTTAAAAGATTTAAGGCCATAGCTCTCCATGCGTTTTATAGTTTGCCATGAGTAGCCGTATTCATTGACGAGTGCTGTTTGGTTGACCCACCGATTCGCTAAATCTTTTTCTTGTATGAGCTCCTTAAACTCATCAAAAAGTTCTTCTGCTATCTGCTTTTTGAGTAGATCGTAAGTAAGTTGCGATTGCATGGATTTATCACCTCTTTCGTGGTATAATTAGTTAAATTATTTTGGTTAGTCACTGTTCCCGCAGTGGCTTTTTTTGTTTTATCTGAATTCGTTTAGGCTAATGTCTAAGACATCGGCGATTTTTTTCATTTTGTTAAACGAAATATCTCTTTTACCGATATTCATAATGGTGTTGTAGCTAATCCCTGTTTTCTCCGATAACTCTTTTTTACTCATTCCTTTATCAATGAGAATTTTGTTCAATTTTTTCTTCATAATACTTTTAAAAATCAACATATTGTGTTTTTAATCGTCTAAGATACACAACATATTGTGTTTTGTACCTTTCTGTTATATAATGTAGCTATCCTATAGGAAGGAGGATAAGGTATGATTAGTTCACAAAGAATTAAAGAGACGTTGGATAGACACGACGTGTCTGAATCAGATAAATTATCAGTAGCTTTGGCAGAGATACTCAATAAACATTTATCTGGCAAAAATCTCTCTGAAACTGTGCATGAACACGACAAACGTATGGCACGTATGCGTGGAGAAATCATGTAACTAGAAGCTCTCAGTTAATTCTGAGGGCTATTTTTTAGCAAAATCACGAAATTTTGAAAAATCTGTAATTTCAAACTTAATATTTTTTGTCGCTTCCTCTTTTTTTAGGTGCAAAACTTCATCATAGCAAGCGTTAATAAATTTAAAGTTTTCTTCCCCAAGTTCAGTTCTGATTTCTAAGTATTTGTTAAGTTGTTCATCTGTAATTTTTTCGTTCATGTTGTTTCCTTTCTAGTTCTAAGCGACATCATCACCGTTATTTTTATTTTCCAGTTCGATAATCTCTTTTTGTTTTGGTGTTTCACGAGTTTCAAATGGTGTGAATAAACCATAAGATAGTGATTTTAAATAACTGATAGCTTTTTCTGCTTCTGTATGTTTGATATGAGTGTACTTCGTCACATTGAAATGATGTTTTAATCGTGAATGCTGTACACGAATAAACTGTCCTTTCTTGCTAGCGAATAGATTTGCGCTTGGAACAACTTTTCTATTATCAAAATATTCTTTGGCGAATTCATAGGATTGACGACTGATAATGCTTTTAATTTCACTAGCTTCCACATCATCAATATGGACTTTTTTATCAATTTCAATTGCTAAAGAACGAACCTCTTCAACATCTTTCTTAATGGCTTCTTGAGAAGCTTTTACTTGTTTTTGAGAAGATAAGACTTCAATCATCATATCTTCAATCGTCATTCCTTTGACAACTTCAAGAGCGTCTTTTTCATTCATTTCTGATAATTCTTTACTCATTGATTATTACCTCTTCTACTGTTTTTCTATTTCCAGATGGAATAATTTTGTACATTTCATCGCACCAAGTTTGGACTGTGTTAACCATCTTGGTTACTTCCGTAACTGAATAATGTGCATTGACATTGTTGATAATTGGCTTAAAACGAAGTGGCGCCATTTTCGTATCGAAGAAGTTTTGCACGTCACTAATGATTGAGGACAGCTCACTTATCGAAGTAACAAGGTTCTCAAGTTTTTCTTTTTTGCCCTCGAGGTGACGAATCTGGTTTGTTACTTCAATAGCTCGTTGTGACTCAAGCTTTATTGTCGATAACTCAAGCTTTTTACTATCTAGCTCCCATTCAGCTTCTTCAAGTGTTGTGGAAAGCTCTTTATTTTTATCTAGTAAAGTCCGGTTAAGTTGCTTTGTAGATTCATAATCATCTGGAACTTTTTCGATTACGACTTCTTTTTCAACGACTTTAGCACTCAAGGCTTGTTCGGCTAGTCTCTCATTTTGTTGTTTTAACCGTTCTTTGTCAGCTTCTGCTAGTTTGAGTTGGCGTTCTAACTCTTTGTATTGCTTATGAGTTGTAATATCCCCATCAAAGACTTTTTGATTGAGTTCTGGATTGGCAGACGGCTTTGACATTTCTGATTGAAGCTTTTTTGGAAGTTCTTCAAATGTTTCGATATTCAATTGTTCGCTTTGCGAACGAATGAAATTATAATGATTAATGTACTCATAAGCTTTTGTTTTTCTAAATCCAAGGCTTGAATACCACTCTTCAAAACAACCATATCTATTTTTTGCCAAAACTTCTTGAGCTTTAACAAGTTGCTTACCTATTTCATAAGCGCTTTTGCTTTGAATTCCATAGATAATATTTGAACGCTCTTGTAAAAATTCTTGAGTTTCAAAATCAACAAGTGAATAGTCAAAATCATTTTGTGTTGTTATTTCCTGCATTTTTCTCCTTTCTAGTGTTGTGTTAGTTTTGTTCTATTTCTAAGAGTTTGCGTTTAAACCGCAATGTTTGGTAAAAAAATAATATCATCTAATGATATATCGAATATATAGGCAATTTGATAAGCCTTTGTAACACTTGGCTCTGTATTACCTCTTTCCCAGTTGCCCCATGTATCTTTGGAAACTTTCAAAGCTCTTGCAGCCTCTTCTTGACTCCAGTTTTTTGTTGCTCTTAAAGCTTTCAACGTCATTTTCGTCATTCCCCCACCCCCTTTCTAAAAGTTTGAATAATTGCTATAATATCCTCGAAATCTTAACGAAAGGAGGATAACGCTATGGATAAAAATGTTAAACAAGACCTTCTAAGTCTGATGTATATGTTGACTGAGGATGCAGACAAACAAATTATAATTTCAACTGCTGCTGGTACTTATGTCGGAAATTTTATACCAAAAGAAAAAAACGAAAAATATCACACAGTTTATGCAATCAGTAACAAATTACATCAAATTTCAGATACTGAACAAACTTCATCTGATTCTGATGTGATTGTCTTAGTTGATGTGACCTTGATTTCATCTTCACATCAAGAATTCAAAATGCCGTTTGTCTACTTATTTACAGACCAAATAATCGGTGTTTCGCTTGGGAAATATTCGATTGGTCAGTAATCTCTAGTTTCTCGGCTAACGTTTTGGAATCTATTGTTAATTCAATAGGTTCTTTTTGTTCCTTTAGATAATTGATTAGCTCTCTATTGAGCTCTAAACACTTACTGGTGATATGCTCGTGCAAATCAATTAATCTAATCAAAAACTCTTCTCTGTCTTTGTCCATTCCCCCACCTCCTTTCTGTGGTATAATTTAAATAAAAATGTGAGGTTGAAATGAATTTTTTTAATTTTTTATTGTGTGTTTTTAAGTTTACAAGTGAATATCTAATAAAAAATTGGATAGCTTTAATAGCTCTGTTTCTATCTTATTCAAACTACCGAAGAAATAACTTACAAGTCGAGTTAATTGCTGCTCCTGTTTCAGATTGGATTTTGAGCGTTATTTTAGACAACGGTGAAAGCATATATAATCCAAATGGTACATTAAGAGCTAACATTAAAATCATCAATCCTTCTAATGTTGATGTAAGCTACTTCGACTTGATTGTTTTTGATAAAAACAGAAAATATCAGCATTATTACCAAAAGCAAAATAATATAATTAACGATTTAACAGGTAGAGAGGCTATAGCCGCAGTACAGCCTGATGGCAATACAATCCTTATCGAGGTTCCAGAGGCAGATTGTGGAGTATTAAAAGCCCACAGTATGACAAGGATGGATTTAATCATACAAACATCTGAAATCACAGATAGACTCTTTGTTGCTTTTAAAGTAGCTAAAAAGAAAAAACTATTTAAAGCTAATAAAGCAGGATATGTTAATTCACCTTATCAATCATTTTCTGCGTCATTCCCTGTGGAATTATCAAAAAAACCGCACTACGAGGATATCCTAAAAGATTTGCATGAGTGAGAGCAGATTTTCTTGTGTGAAATATCTTGGAAGAACCTAGTACACCGTATTTAATTTTTTCCATGCCTTCCCTCCTTTCCACTCCCTCTTGGGAGTTTTTATTTTGTAATAAACCAAGCGATCAGCCAAGTGATACCACCTAGCACTAACAGAGCTGGCAATAAGCCACCTTCAAATTCAATACTTGTTTTTTCTTTGCCATTACGACTAGTAAACGTGTGTTCTAGATCGCCAAACATTAGTTTTTTCCAATTCATTTTGTACCTCCTAAAAATGTTATAATCAACTTATCCTAGCAGAAAGGAGGATAAGCTAATGAAAATTTCTAATTCAAAAGATTTAGCTCTCGCTATTGTTGCTTCTTCTAGCCCTACTTTGTCTATCGAAGATAAAATCAAACTTTACGAAGACTCTTTAGAAGCTATTAAGCAACATAATTTACCTTTCATTGAAGCCGAAAAGCAAGAACAAATCAATAATGGTAAAGTTATAGCCGAAGCTCTTGAGCGTGGCGAGTCATTGTTTTGATAAATAGTCGCCAATTTCGAGGAACCCTTTAGCAAGTTCGCACCTTGTTAAGGGGTCTTCTGCGTTTACGAAATCTCGCAAAATTTGCATGTGCATATCTTTTAGCACTCCGATAAACTTTTCATTTTGCTCACTCATAACTTCTCCTTTCATTCTTGCGGAGATACAGCCAATGTGCTAAACTAAACTTACCCCTATTAGGGGTGGGGGAGTTTCACCCCCTATCCGATTACCTAGTAATCAGATGTTTTATTCTAAGCTTAAACCAAAGAATTTTGATTTCGACTTCTAGTTCTTTGTGTTTAGGCTTTTTGTTTAGCCTCGACTTCATCAGCTGTACCTCCTTTCGTTTTGCTTAATTCCTTAAGCTTGATTATATTATACTGCGGTTAAACCGCAATGTCAAGTATTTTTTTGCGTTTTTTTACGGTTTTTTTATTTTTTTATTTACTTTTTTGCGTTTTTGCCGTAATATATACATTATAAGGAGGTGCAAAAATGTCTTCAAAAAAATTAGAGAACAAAGAGATATTTTCTAAAAACCTTGCATTTTATATGGAGCGAAAAAGAGTAGACAGAAATACACTATGTGCAGACTTAGGACTGAAGTATACTACGGTTAGAGATTGGCTCAAGGGTATAACTTATCCACGAATAGGGAAAATAGAACTTTTGGCTGAATACTTTTCAATTAACAAGTCAGATTTGATTGAAGAACACTCTACTAATGGAGCAACTTCCAAAGTCAACTTTGATCCAAGGCAAGCAATTCTCTTATCTAACTATTCAAAACTTAACAACGTACGAAAGAATAAGTTGCTGGCTATATCTGAGACACTTTTATCTGAGGAACAAGGCAAAGTGATAAACTTGCAAGAGAAGATGGCAGAATACGGCTCCAGAAAACGTGTAAGTCTATCCGTACCCGGTAAAGTGTCTGCTGGTACTGGATATTGGCAAGAGGATGACTATGACACAGAGGTTGACTTCTACGCTGATGAAATACCAGATGAAAAAAACTATGACACCGTTGCGGTTGTTGTCGGTCACTCAATGGAACCAAAAATAAAAAATGGCGACTTTTTATTTATTAAGCTGGCTGATCAAGTTGACATTAACAAAATTGGTATTTTCCAAGTTAACGGTGAAAACTATGTCAAGAAATTAAAGAACGACTACCTCCAGTCACTTAATCCAAAGTATGCTGACATCACACCAGCTGAAGGAGATGATTTCAGAACCATTGGTGAGGTGGTAGATATTTATAGAGAAGGGTAGTCTGTGGAAAACTTGACGACATAGAAGATTTTAATGTTTATAGATTTATGAAAGCGTATAGGTTAAACACCATCTGCGATGAAGCGATGGTAGTAAATGAGTTTAAAAATTTAATTTAGGAGATTTATGATATGAAAAAACCTTTTTATAAAAAGTGGTATTTTTGGACACACGCTATACTACTATTAGTTTTAGGATTTTCGTTTTTTGTCATTTACAGATTGGCAGAGACTAATATTGTTAACGAGAAGAAAATAGCAAAATTAGAAAAAACTCAAGAAAATAAAACGACGTCAGGTATTAGGAAAACCATATCCGATTTTACCAGTCGTTTTGACGAAGAATTGTCTGTCAGAGCTATTAAATTTTATCTTAATAAAGATCAAGTTGTATCGTCTTTTGGTGATGAAGTTAAATTGGGTGGAGGTTACTTAACTATAAATAAACCAAATAATGACAAAACAAGAATGTTAGCAACAACAACAGATTTCAAAAATAAAATCATTGTGCCGATAGAATTCAAAAATACAACTGGGGAAACAAAAGGTTTTGATACAAGAGATATTTTCGCCTACAATGGAGATGAAACTATTTCTTTTGATTCAGTTATCAGCGAAAATTTAGATAATGACGGATATAGCGTTGTTGTAAAAGATGGAGAAACAGCAGCGGCTAGTATTGTTTTTGGGACAAACAGCAAGATTAAAGATATCAAAGTGAGATATAACTCAGGATTATGGAAATAAAAAAAGCCCCACGCTCAAATTTGGGAGGGTCTGAGCGTGGGGCGAATCTAGTATAAGAAACAACCATTAAAAAGGTCGTTTTCTTGTACCTAATTATATCATTTTTAGGAGGTGATGCCAATATCCTATCTCAAAATCAGCACTCCCCAGCGCAAAGAGAGAGGAAAAAACAATGATTGAAAAATACACTAAAAAAGATGGCACAACTGCCTATCGCTTAAGAGCATACCTTGGTGTTGATCCCATGACTGGTAAACAAGTCAGGACAACTAGGCAAGGGTTTAAAACAGAAAGAGAAGCTAAAAGAGCCGAGGTAAAACTTATTGATGATTTTCAGCGTCAAGGCGCTTGGAAAAGCAACGATAAAACTACATTTGACGATGTAGCCAAACTGTGGTTTGAGCAGTACCGAAATACAGTCAAACCGTCAACATTTCTGGTTAACCAAAACTACTATAAAACAATTTTAAAGCCACATTTAGGACAACTGCAAATGACGAAGATAACTGTCATGATTTGTCAAAAATTTGTGAATTGCCTATCTCGATATAGCGGTTATAGGCTTTATCTAAGTTTAGCAAACAGAATTTTTAAATTTGCTGTCAACTTAGGTATTATTGATAATAACCCCATGAGCAAGACGTTGAGATCAAAGTGCACTTACAAAAACATGGATACACTCACCAAAAAATATTACACAAAAGAGGAATTGAATGCTTTCTTGAGGATTGTGGAAGCTGAAGAAACTCTAGAGATGCGTCTGATTTATAGATTGCTGAGTTATGGCGGTTTTAGGATTGGTGAATTAATAGCTTTAAAAGATACCGACTTTGATTTCCGCAACAATACTATCAGCATTACAAAAACCATTGCTTATACAAAAGAAGGATGGGCTGTACAATCTCCTAAAACCAAAAAAAGCAATCGCACCATATCAATGGACGCTGAGACCATGACGTTAGCCAAATTATATATTAAGCAAAGTATCAAACCTTTACACGGATCGTTTAAATTGTTTAATTTTGCTAGCGACACCGTGAGAAAAAGACTGGACAGATTTATATTGAAGCATGGATTAAAAAGGATTACTCCCCACGGGTTTAGACATACCCACGCTTCGTTGTTGTTTGAGGCTGGGATTCCCGCTAAGATTGCACAAGAGCGGTTAGGCCACGCTAAAATAGCAATCACGATGGATTTATATACTCACTTATCCAAAAAATCAAAGGATAATGTTGCTGACAAATTGGCCGAACTCGTCGCTATTTAACACAAACGTAGTGGGGAACGTAGTAAGTCTGTTTTTAGACTTTAAAAAAGCCTTGATATCAATGATTCTGAGAGGTAATCTTATATTATAACAAAAAACAAAGGCTTTCACAGGAATATATCAGCGAACTTTCCTTATAAAAAAATTCTGCAGCTATCTACTGCAGAAATAAAATCGATTAATCCGCTTTAAAAGCATTGAAAAAAGGTTGAATATCTCGTATGAATTGTTTCTTCCCCGCAAAACGTTCACCACTAATCAGTTTTTCAAATTTTTCTTTATCAATATCTGACAAAGTTTCTTCCACTTTTGTTAAAGTATCACGATAAGCAATATAGTCATCTAAAACTAGTCCTTTACTCTTAACATAGTGACTAACTTCACTGATTTCTTCATAAGGCATTTTATTAAATTGTCGCTTTTGACAATCTTGGTGTCTTAATACATCGTTTAAATAATTTGAAAATTTTGTTTTAAAGTAAATGAATAGTTTGCTTTCATTATCCAATAAATACGGATGCTCTTCAAGCAACCTAAAAAGTACAATACGTCCTTCTTGAATCCAATCATCATATTCCCAAAGTTGAACAAAATAATTTCTTCTCAGCTTCATTACGATTGGCTTTACTTTATCAAACAACTCCTCAAAATCTCTCAAAACAACTTATTCCTTTCTTAAACATATACTAAACTCGTGGTGCTAGTTAATCTCAAAAATACAATAAAAAGCCTAAAAGGACTATACTGTGAGTGCCTAAACAAACAGGAGGTTAGTCCCAATGAGCCACTTACAGTATACAGCTAAATCTCATCACTTACAATGGAATTTGAAGCAATTATCAAAAATATGCCATCAGCTGTATAGGGATTATTGTCCTGAATCTTTCAAACATCGTCACAATATCAGTTTATCTAAGGTTTCAGATCAATCACTATTGGTTTTGCTTATTTTACAAGCTGAGCTAGGTATTAAGTCGCAACGACACTTCTATCGTATCTGTCACTTATTTCCCTGCGGGTGTCTCCTAGAAA